AATTGCCAGTATTTGAAGTAAAGTTACTAGAAGATCCGAAAATTCTAGGATTCTTTACAATACCTAATTGTCTAAAGTCGTTGTTTAGGAATGTGTCAGAGGTTTCATTGGTAAGAGAAACCGTCAACGATAAACTCTTAGCAAACAACTCTTTCTGTGGGTTCGACCCGTGTCCACCATATGGTGAGATAATTGCTCTGAACCTTGCGCCAGTTCCTGGAGAATTTTCAGAAGCATTAACTACAGAAATTTCAGCAAAACTATAACCAGATCCTGGATTTGTAATAGTAATGCCAGTAACTTCGCCGTTAGTTAATGTCAATCTTGCTTGCGCATCTTGTCCATCACCTACAATAGAGACAGAGGCATCCCCTTGGATGTAACTATTTCCACTTGAGAGAATTACTATTCTGTCAATAGTTCCAGGAATGGCGGCCGCCTCCACATTTTCTTGTGGTGTGCCACCCTCAGTAAATCCAAGCACCGCAGCTGCAGCTGCAGTTTCGGTAATTGAATCACCAGCGACAGGAATGAAATTGATATTCGCAAACGAGAATCCAGATCCAGGTTCGGTTACTGTGACTGAAACTACTTTACCAGCAGTTGCACCTGTTCCCAAAGCAGCAGTTGCTCTGGCACCAGTATAACCTAAACCACCGTTTGTTACAGTAATTCCAGTAATTACACCCCCCGTGATAACTGCAGAAGCAGTTGCTCCAGTACCAGTACCTCCTGCAAGATACACCTTAGTTCCTTCGAATGTTAGCGAATGTGCATCGCCAATACCGAATGAAGTAAAGTCAATCGCAACATCTGTATCTGCATCATCATATGAAGTGGCGAGTTTAATTGTATTTGCATCAATACGAATTACATAATACGATCTATTGTGTGTTAATCCACCAATAGAATTTCCGCCGCCATTTGAATATTTGACGAGATCAAGGTTCGTAAACCCATGACTAGTGATACTAATTTCGTCGGTCGTGAGTGAAATATCACCCGTAGAGGATCCATCAAAGGTTTTAGAGAGCGCAGATCTATACCCCGATCCACCATTCGTTACTACGATTTGCGAAACAATATCTTGATTTGCTCCATTTGTAGCACAAGTAGCAAATGCTTCTGCATCTTGTCCTGTGGTACTGTCGATGATTACATCAGGTGCAGATTTACCGTCGCCCTGAATACGAACATACGGTGCAGATGAGTATCCTAAACCACCTAACGTAACATCAATTCTGTCTACAAACCCGTTTACGTCATATTGTGGTTCACCAAAACCAGACATCTTACGAACTGGAATGTGTGTTGGCGTTAAAAACTTGGTAACATCACCCGCTTCGACTCGATACATAAATTTCCAAATATAACCGTCTGATGTTTCAAACGCATTCGTGTCTGTTCCTGTTGGTTTGACTGTGCTCGCAGATGGAAGATCAGAGGATGCATCACCTCTTTTACCATTACTGATACATTTATATACGTTATATTCATCAGTTATAACATAGAACCTAGCAGTCGATAATGATGATGCACCTCCGTCTGGTGCAATCAATCTTCCGTTCGCATTAGTTTGCCCATATAAATCATCATATTGAGCGTATACTGTGCCTAGTGTCCAATTATATCTTGGTGCCATTAAGACCGCATCATTTGCATTTATTCTTTTTACAAACAATGTGTTTCTATGGGACGTGTTTGAGTAAGCCACAGAGTCAACTGGTTGCTCTGGGTTTTCCTCACCATAAGGTGGGTTCTCGTCCCATTCGAGAGTGCGGGAGACAAAGAAATAGTAGTAATCGTTTTCGTTGTAAATGTCACGATAAACGCTTCTTGCTATTTCTTGTCGCCCTTGCGATCTTAGAAGAAGTGGCATGTTATATTACGATACAGTAACCGTCCAAGTGATAGTCATGCTGTCTGATGCGCCCTTGTTGATAACATCAAACACGGTGCGACATAGCATATCACCTGATGTTGAAGCATTGAAAATTCCTGCTTCTACAACAGCGCCAGTGCCTTCGCCAGCAGCGAAAGTCGCAACATATTCAACAGCATTAGCAGTTGCAGTTGCGCTTGTCAACGCCTTACGCGAACCGAGCATCGCTCCAACGTTAGTATCCTCGTCATCTGCAGCAGTATTACTCGAACCGACTGCCATGTGCGACATGACATTCTTTGAAGTTCCAACCATACGCGATGCAATATAGTTAAGACCAGTGTCAACAACAAGGTTTGTTGTTTCGATATCGTGCTTGATTTCGCCCGTTACTTCGTCTTGAACGACGATGCGAAGTTTACCAGTAGCACCTGCGATTTTTTCTTTGAGATTCATTTGAGTTACCTTCTTCTAGTTAAAAATAAACGGCTTGACCGACAAAGTCTGAACCAAAATCACCATTGACATAATCTTGAGTGTTAATAATTCCTGAATCAGTTATGCCAAGCATGTCCCCGATTCCTTTATTTATAATCATTCTTGAACTCTCATTCACTCCAACCATATCAATATGCGGAATTTCGTCTTCGATGAAAATAATTTCTGAGGTTTCTGTGCCGTCTGTTTTAGAGACTTGTAATACCCGATTATAATAATCCAGAGTCGTAGCAATTTCTGTCTTATTTAGAAGATTGCTAATGATAGAATCGTCAGAAATAATAAATGAATCCGTCAGAGTCGGAAACGCAGTTGTAATAGATTTAGCATCAGATGCAAAAATAGTTTCTGACAATACTTTATTAATTACAAATCCAGGATTTCCTGTTGTTGTGCTGGCAATATCTGTGATAGATTTACCAAACACAAAATTATTGATGGCGTCAGATGAACTATACGAATCTGAAACATTTTTACCGAACGCAACTTCAATCGTTTCTTCGGAATCCCAAGCAAACTCTGTGCCGCTATATTCGGGTGTCGCCCAGAAATCTCTGGTAACCCAAATTGGATCTTCTACTAGAGTTTTACTGAAATCGACTTCAGTGGTATGAGAGGTGTAGAACGCATCATTAAACAGTCTGACATATTGAACAACTCTGCTGAAGGAATCGATCAGAGTTGTTTCTTCGTCAAACTCTCTGACATATTGCACAACACGATCAAAAGAATCGGTCGACGATATTTCTTCATTAAACTCTCTTACAAATTGAACTACACGATCGAATGAATCGCTTAGAGAAGTTCCTTCATCAAACACTCTAAAATATTGCACGACACGATCGAAAGAATCGGTTGGTGTTGCAACATCGTTAAACTCTCTGAAATATTGAACAACACGGTCGAAAGAGTCGACCATAGAAGTAGCATCTTCTTCGGTATCATAGAGTCCCTTGTCGTAAAGTAAATCTATTGAATCTGACAGAATTGCGAGATCAGAAAGAACCTTGAAGAAGTGTACTTTAGTAGAATCGGTTTCTCCTGATGCATAATCATATGGAACGTAATCAGGCACAGCATAGGAAGATCTGCGTCCATCAACATTATCTAATAGAACCTTTTCAAAATCAACAGATCTAGTTTGGTCATTGATCACCGTAATGTCACCAAAGAATTCATTGAGCACTAGGATTTCTAGAACACCAATATAATCAACCATATCGATTGTCTGTGTGATGAGCAATTCACCAAATACCGCCATACCAGCAGGATGCACAGTTTTATTAATTATTGGTAACCATGTATTCGAGGTCACGCCAGATTTAATTACGTAGGAATAGTTCTGGTAATAATAATTGTCTTGTAGTTTGTTGATGTTCGACAACATACCACGGGAATCTTTAAATCTACCTGCCTTTACGAGAACGGCACCAGTGGTAAATGCAAGAACTGCTTCACATCCATTTGGAGATATGATGGTTGTTTGGAATTGTTCCTGCTCGAACTCGAATCCTGTATTGAAGATGGTAACAGCAGTAACGCATCCAGATTCATCAATGGATGAAATTCTAATCGATGCTCTGTTATCGCGATTGACTCTAATATATTCATCACCAATATTGAAGAATGGATCATTAATACCATCAGCAAATCTTTCGGCATCATATGTTCCATACTCTAGTGGATTTGCATCGATAGTATCGATAAGAGTGTCTGTGACAGCAGACATCGGTGGATCTATTACGTATTGACCGATAACACTTTGTTCGTCGATTTGATAAATCTGTCCGACTCTGAATCCACAATCGTCATCGACGCCATCACCATCACAGGAAATAACTTCTACTGTGGATAATTGACGAATAACATAACCATAAATCGTATTGGGATCTGATGGCAGATGAATATGCGTTCGAATAGAGTCTGTAGAAAAGACTACTTCAATACTTTCTTCTTCATTCTCATCATCATTTTCAATATAACCAGATCCACCTTGGATGACAGTAATCGTATCAACTTCACCATTTACAATGTTTGCACGAAGAACTGCACCTGATCCATTTGTGCCAGTTAAAGTTATTTCTGGGGCAGCATAAAACCCTGATCCACCAGAAACGACTGTTACACTTGTGATTACTCCACTAGTTATGTTTAGTGTTGCAACTGCACCTGCACCTGGAACTTTTAGAGGAGAATTCTTAGGAAGTGATACATTGAGTTCGTAAATTGCTGGTAGAGTGTATGCTAGTTTCTTTACGCCAGTTACCGTCGTTACGATTGTCTTTGGAAAAATCTGAACGCCAGTATTTTCGTAATAAACTAAATTACAAATCTTACCTTGTAAGGTAAATGGATCAACGTCATCATCACCTTCGATTATTCTAATAATAACATCTTCAATCCAAACACCATCTGATGCTTTTAAGATGTGTGTCGAGGGGTAAAAGAATTCTACCGTTTCATCATATAGGATCTTGAACAGAAGTTCGATTGAATCTTCTGCACCCTTAGATTCATAAAAATCGCGAATCAGTTTTACGAGTCTGCGTTGATTGACAAGCACATTTTTTGGAATGTCTACTGCATATTGCGATCTAAATTGCTCAATGAATGCTTCTAATGTAGTATCGACATCAGAATAATCTTTTGCGCTCAAAAGAAAATTGTTGACTTGTCCCGATTGATCAAGAAACCGATAATAACCTTCTAGAAAGGTTACGAATCCAGTATACTCATTTTGAACAAATTCAGGAAGTTGCTCCTGAATAAGAAACTCTAGTTTATTCTTATATGGAGGATCGCCGATTATTGCAGTTATTGATGCACCTTCTCCTTCGTCATCTTCGATGATGACGGTAGGAGGAGTGGTGAATCCAGACCCTTGATTGATAATATTCAATGCAGTAATTTTACCGTCGACAACAGTTGCTTCTACTGATGCACCAATACCACCACCACCATCAATGTCAATCGTCGGTGAGACATAGTTACTCCCGCCTGAGATTATAGTAAACCCAGTGACAACTTTCTTGGATGGTGGAATAAGATTCATTATGTTGTAACCGTTACCTGGAGACCCGTAGTAATATTAGCAGCGACATTAGCAGAACTATCTTGATCTAATTTTAGCAGAGAGTTTCTAGAAATTGTAGGAATAATTGGTCCAGTATGATTTTCTTCAACCGTGCTTGTCAAAACTTTAGTTGTAATATCCGCAGTAACATTTTGCGGTTTAACGTAAATTCTAAATGCATTTGCGCCGCCTAACAAAGAGATGAAATAACATGTAGGTATAAGTATTTTACCTGTTGCGTAATCTATGGTTCCGAAACTGGAAGATAGAACTACATCAGTCCCAACTTGCTTCAAGTAAATTGTTCCAGTTCCCAGCGGATCTGGTGGGGATTGATCTGGAACATCAACCATATATGCATCATAATAGGTATTATTTAACAACGTATTAAAATACGTAGAAATTAAACTATTTGTTTGCACAGGTTGTCCGAAATTTGGATCCAATCTGAATGAAATTTGATTTGATACTACACCAGTAAAACGCTTGTGTAAAGTAAGATCAATATTATTCGTAATAATCGAACTAGAAGTATCCATGATCTCTGCACTCAATTTTGAATAGTAGAAATTTTGTGCAAGTTTATTCACATTAAGATCAAAGTGATCGATTACAGACTGTCTAACTCTAGTTGCAAGTTCGGATGAAGTTTCGAAAGTTTTCTTCTGCTCGTATTTAACCGTCAAATTAACACTGATGAATGTATATTCAGGATCGACAAAAAAAGGTTGAATGGAAACTACACTCTTTGGCGCAATAATATCTCGTGCGATTGTATCCTTATCTGATTCTGTAATAACAGTACCAGCAACTGGATCTAAACAAATAAACACTCTACCATAAATGGGTGGATCATTAATTTCTCCACCCCAAACACTGATAGAATTAATTCCAGGGAAATTTCTCTTAATCAGAGTCGCGTAGTCATCAGAGGTTACTGCACGATCTCTGGTCGTATTGAATTTTGGTGCATTGAATTTAATACTATCAATGCTCTCTGCTTGCGCACCACGAGAAGCACGTGTAATGACTTCTATTGTTTTAGTTTCTGTCGATCCCGTTAGAACATTATTCAAAGAAAAATTGGTTAGATTATTTGCACCATCAGCAGAACCAACAAAATATTCAACAGTAACGATGTCACCGTATTCTAATTGTTTCCCTAAAATGTTATCGCCAAATACAATTTGGTATAATCCGTCATACCCCATTTCGACCCAGAATACATTACTATCTTTATCGATGTTGAGATATGTATCTGAATAATTGAAAGTTGTAGTTATATCGACACTCGGATTTTGAACAGAAACCTTAACCGTGGTAATATCAACACTTTTGTTTGGGATGATGAATGGACCAGACAGGGTTGTGCTATCTACAAAGAATGTATTGGCAACTCTATTGCCTTCGATTAGTTTTATGCCTCCGAACGTAAATGTTTTTATCGATCCAGTTTGATCCGATACCGTAACAGTATAATCGTCATCAGGTTTAAACGAATATACACCACTTGGTGCTAACTCAGAAGGAATTCCTGTAGCAGTAAACGAAGCGTTTTTAGATAACGTGAGAGAATCTGGGACATAGTTCGCTGGTGCGACTACTTCTAGTGCGATTTCTGCCCTTGCACAAGTCTGAGAATTTGGTAAATACCCCATTGTCTTTGCAATAGAAACAACAGAAGATCTCTTCAGCGCACTATCAAGGAACATTTCATTAGCAAGAAGATGCGCAAGAGTAGCATTGTAGTGTGTATTATATGCAAGAACATCGAGCAGGACTGACATTGCAGATCCCTCGAAATTATAATCTGAAAATTCATCCTGTGAAGCAAGATATTCTTTCAGGTTTTGCTTGATTCCGTGGAAATCAAGTTCTGTTACTCTAAGTTCTGCCATTTAGCGAGCTCTCTTTAAGAATGTTGAATATGTAATTGGTTCGGGATTGCCGACTACATAGAAACTGATGGTTATGTCATATTGATTAAGGTCAAAATTTGGTGACACCTCAACCAATTCAAGTTTACATCTAGGTTCGAACTGAGTGATCAGAAGCGTAATTTGTGCCTCCAACATGTTTGCAGTAACGAGATCCATAGGTTCAAACAACATCATATAAATCGGCGAACCAATAAGATAGTTAAACGGTCTTTCACCGTTCGCAGTCAACAATAATATTCTAAGCGATTGCTTAACTGAATTGATATCAAACTTCATTCCCAAGTCACCCGTTCCAGGATGCGGAGTAAAGGAAAGATCTAAATCTTTGTATATTCTGACTGTCTTCATAATACTTATTTATATGCCTTTTAGTATTTTTTAAACGATCCATTTGCCGAAACACGTTTGTGATTATACATGGTAAAGTGTTGGTATCGATTCCCAGATTGTTTAAATGAGATATGAATCCAGTGTCCGCCCGAAGGTAGATATTCTAGAAGAACTTGATCGTAAGGAACGTTTTTGATAATCCACTGCACAATCTCGTCATGATATTTCGCCTTACTCATACCGTTGAATTTCATATCAACTGCCTGCCCGAGCATATGCTGCGAGGTTGTTGATCCTCCAGATGGAATATAATCTCGGAATCCTGATGTGAAATACATTCCAGGGAACTTAGTTCTGATTGGATCTAAGCAGTTTACTGCCAAACAGCGCATGTTTGCAATCATGTCTGCTTTGCTGAATCCACCATACGCTCTCAACTTACCCTTGACCATTACATCTTTTAAGGTAAATTTATCAGAGATTTTCATCCCATAATTTACGCCATTTGAAATGTTAATATCTGGGAGTTTGGTTCCAGTCTTAGTTACATTACATGCAGTAGGTGCGACCTTTCCGCTTTCTGGACTACTTGATCCATCTTCTCCAGGAGTCGCGCTATCCTCAATACCTGCAGCGTTGCTATCTGCAATACCATCTTCGCCATCATAATCCATACCCTTTGCTTCATCCGGAGAGACACCACCGCCACCTCCAACAAATTCAGGTTCACTTGGAGTCATCGGTGAAACTGGATCTGCAACAATAGTAATATCAGGAGGAGTACCATCCGATGCGGTCACCGCAGAACCTGCGCTTCCAGGATTTACTGTAATGATTGCACCATCAACATTGGTAGCACCACCACCCTTAACATTCATCGTTGAACCTGCTTGGATATTTGTCTTACCAGATGCCTTGATGTTTGTCTCTGCGCCGTAAACATTCGCCTTCGCGTCGGACTTAATGTTAATATCAGAGGTAGCATCAATATTAATCTTGTTGTTGGACAGAATGTCCACGCTTGTCGCAGATCCAAGACGCCAAGAACCTGAAGTGGCAGAGTCAATATTACCATTGACATCCATTGAATAATCACCATCGACGCGAGTAGCAAAGGTTCCTT